TGTGCTTCCATTTCCAACATTTCGGCATTTATTTTTGCCATGTCTTCTTGATGTTCAAGTGTTAACCCTGCACTTTCTGCTTCGTATTTTTGCCTGTTTGACGCTGCAATATTGCCAATAAGACCTGTTACAGTACCGCCTATTGACATTATTCCACCTACGGTATCCCAACTTTTCCAATCTATAGCCATAAGTACAACACCTTCTTATTTTTACACTATACAAACAGTTTATCTGTTTACGGTCACACTATCCACCTATAGATACTTCTAGTGTTATACCTACAACTGTTAATGGTAATGGGTCAGTTTGTCTTATAAATATTTGACCATAGTCTTGCCAAGATGGTGTAAGCATAATTTTAATATCTTCTGTTTTTAGATTTGGTGCTGATCCAAAAGGTTCTGTAGTACGTTGTTTTGCTTCCGTTAATTTATCTGCATTAGGGCCAGCAAATATACCAGAACTTTCAAACACACGCAGCCATGCATGATTTAAATTTTTAACACGGCCTTGACCAACTGCTTCTGTTTGTAATGCCAATGGCAATGTTTGTAAATCACATACATAAGGTAAACCTATATGTGTAACGCTAGATGCACGATTTAATACAATACCGCCATTAGAATCTACTACTTTAGTTGGATGTACAGCACCGTCAGCTAATATGTTTACTGTTTTGCCTATTAAATGATCTAATCCTAATAATGTTCTTTCTGCAATTTCATAAGACGTTATAGCTGTATTTTGTAAACTGCTTGGCAAATCTCTATCTAGTTTTACAGTTGCAGTATGATTATCTGCAATTGCAGTAATGTCGCATCTATAAGTTTCAGTACCATCAACTATTACTATTGCATCATTTAAATCTGTAGTAAGACCATTACCACTAAATTTAAATACAGGTATAGAAGATGGAAATTCTAAAGTAACAGAACTACCTTTTGTATAATTACCGCTGCTAGTTATAGTGACAGTTCGTGCTGTGTTTGAATTTGTGCCGTTATATGTCAAACCAGAATCTACAAAAAAACTATCACGTTGAGTTGCATAATTTCTTGTACCCATACGTTCTACATATCTTTTTGTAGCACCTCCAATAGTTCTTTTTACAACACAATACGCTGCGTCTACACTGCCTTCAGCTACTGTTGTAACGCTTTCAAATGTACCGTCTGTGTCATGTTGATGCCATGCTCCAACTTGTTGTTCTGGTACATAAGTTAAACCTAATAACTTTCCATTACTACTAATCATCCATACAATTGGAATTGGTGCTTTTGCTAACGTCATATCTGTAATATCTAAACCGTCAAACAAATGTGATGCTCTTATAGATAAATCACCAGTAATAAAACCATTAGATTGCCAGTTATATCCTAATTCTCTAGCATGACCACCACGACTTGCTATATATACCATGCTGTTATTAACAACTACAGGTTGCGAATCATTAGCACCGATATATGATTGTGGCTTTACCGCTATAGATGTAGGTGTTATTGCATCACTGTTAACAGAAGTAACTCGCCATTCCGCTGCTTCTGTCATAAATAATAATTGCGTTAACGGTACAATATGTTTTATTCTGTTTGCTTCACGAGCAGCAACTTTAAATTTTATACGGTCATCATCTCTTATAGGTAATTTAAATGACATATCACTTTCAGTACCAGATCTAGTCATAAATATAGTTTGTGGTTCATTATTAGTACCAGCAAAAACTCTACGTTGTTCAAAATAAGAAACAGCAGAAGGAAAATTGTTAGAACCAGAAAATGTAGTTTCGTACCTTGGTGGTGTTATTGAAAAATCTTGTGCAATATTATTATCAACAATGTTGTAAGTACTTGGATTACTTGACGAATCATGATCTTTTTCACCAATAAAACCAAATAAACCACCTTGTTCTTTATAAACTCTGTATCTTAATGCACCTGTTACTTGATTCCATGTAATAGTATTTTTAGCTCCAGTAACAAAAATATTGTTAGATACAGTTGATTCACTTGATTGTTCACTTTCTCTAATACCATCGCTTGCTACTGCTGTAACAACATATGTATGATCTTCATTTGTATCAGCGTTAACGCTTGCGGAAGAGGGTACATATGCAACTACAGACGCAATAGTTGGTGCAGATATTGTTGCGGTAAAATCTATGTTAATAAATTGCCAATTAGTAGCACCATATCTTCTTAGTTCTGCTGGCTCATGATTTGGATGTACTAACGTCATTACGTCAGAAGATTGTACAAATTTTATAGCAAATAATTCTGCTTCTAAATATGGTGACGGTACTTCATATGTCATGTCAGAAGGCAAAGCATACCAGTTTGTAGAGTTTGGTGGTGTGCTGTTTGAATGTGCTGTTTTTGCGTAATAATTTACGTTGTTATGTTTTGCTATATCACCTATAGAATAATTAGTACTACTGCTCCATGCTGACCCATCTGTATATTGTAAAGTTGCACCTAACGTATGAAATCTAAAATATTCATTACCCATTTCTATAACCATTGTTTGCGACACGTTAAATCTAAAAGGTATTAATCTGGTTTGTTTTGTAGAATCTTTTACTTCTTTTACAAAAAATAATCCCGGTCTATTTTCTGCTGGCCCTTGTGGTTGTGCAATAAAATTACGCATTGTAGCTGCACCTTGTTGATATTTACTGTCATCAATACGACCTGCCATTTCTGGTGATATTTCACCACTAGAAAATGATTTAAGAAAAGTTCTTGTATTTGGCATTAATTACCTCCCAGATGTCCAAGGTACAATATGTTCTACCGTTATATCTCTATGTGAATTGTCTTGTTGTTTTGCACTTGCCAAATAATTACGCATCATTTCAGTACATTTTTTTGCTTGTGCCATACCTTGATCACCTTTTATCATTGGCCCTGCCAACATAGACGCTAAATGCCAAGACAAAGTAACAATAAATAATGGCGAAAATTGTGTTGAATCAGTTACTAATGATTGATATCGCAACATAGCATTTTCTTGATTGCTATAAATATAAATTCCTTCTACTGCAAATTGTTGTGGGGTATATTGCCCTGCTGCTATTGTCGGAGAATAATTAGATGTAATACCACCGGGTGTATCGCCAGATGACATTCTTGTAGCATAGTCGTTTTGTGAAGTTGGCGATATTATTGCAACAGGTGTCATCATGTCAGCAGGTGCTACATATGCATAATCCCATTGAGTAAGAGTATTTGTTGTAGTTGCCAAACTTGCACGTTTTGCAGCGAAATTCCAAGTGTGTGATTCTAGCAAAGTGTTTCTTGCTATAGGATAAAATCTTGCAGCGTGTTCCGCTTGTGCAGATCCTTCTGGTGGTTTTATCGAAGCAATAGTTGCATCATCACCTAAATATGCCAAGGCAAGGTTGCAAATATCTATTTCAGTTGCCATTACATCTCCTAAAAAAATAGGAGGTCAGTAGTATTACCACTAGCCCCCTTGTAAATAAATAAGAAGACTTAACCTATTTATTAGCTGCTTCAAGTTGTTTGATTAAAGTATCTTTTGTTTGTCTTCTATCAAGTTCAATACCGATAGATCGACCATAAACTTCAAGTTCTGCTTTAGTCATCAATTCTAAATTAGTAGTCTTTACTTCAGCTTCCACAGGTGTAGTAGACGCTACAGGTGTCTGAGGTTCAGACCCACTAACTAATTCAAGATGCTTGCAAAATTCTCCGTTATACTCAAATTCTTCGTCAGGTTCTCGTAATGATTGACCAACAAAACACTTGATTTTAGCTTTGTAAATAGGCATAAGTCATTCTTAATTTTAAGCTACGGTAAAGCCAGAAGCATAGTACTTTCTACCGTCACCGATTGTTTCTACTATATCAGCAGTAACTTTACCAGCGTTAAAAGTACCAGCGATTGTGTATCTAGCACCAAGGTATCTTTGACCTTTGCCAGCAATTTCTGGGTTTAAACGTACTACTACGTTTTTACCAAGAGTAAGTGCTGCTGTAAGAACAGCATCGCTGCTGCCAATTACAGTAGGACTAGACAAGTTAGCACTTGCACTAGTAATAACTTCAAACTTTACGCTTGTACCGTTTGCTAATGCAGTAGTAACGGCAAAGTTCATGTATAAAGCAGTACCTTCACCTATGTCTCTAGCAACACTTAAATCAACAGTGTTTGTAGAAACAGCAGTTGTAGTTAATGCTTGATCTTCGCTCACTCTGAGCAGTTTGTCTGTAATCATTTTAAATCTCCTTTAATAATAAATGAATTAACTTACCGCAGCTTCGGTATTAATAAGAGCATCTACTCTTCTTAAAGGAACACCTAAGAATGATAAGTAGCTTTGTGCTGATCCGAACTGTGTTAGACCTTCTTGAATTGCTAATACAGACTGTGATTTGTCCATTGCTGCAATAGATAAACCTGAGTGAACAGTTCTATTCATATAGAATGCTGCTCTTCCCATAGCCATATTAGGAATTCTGTACAATGCTCTAGCCATAAGTTTTACAAGAGCAGTAGAAGCAGAAGAAGCTTGTGTGCCAGTACTTCCTAAAAGATCAGAAATGTCAACATTACAAATACGAACAACGTATCTCCAATCTTTAACAACTAAACCGTTTTTCCATTGGTAACGAGTAGCAAATGCTTGTAGCCTTGTACCGTCACTGTTATAAACAGTTTGTTCACCTAGATCTTCGTGTGTTAAACCTGCTTTAGATCCTTTAGGGAAAGGACAATAAACAGTATTATCACCCCAAACTACTAGATATACAGAAGCATTATCAGAACCTGATCCACCTGCACTAAGGATGTTAACTGCGTTATCCGCTGAAAGATCACCGTATCTTGGTGCTAGACCTAGAAACTTTTTAGGATCTGTTCCGGGATTACCGTAAAACATTGTTTCTGCCTGTGTCTGGTTCATTGCTTCCAAGAAAGCAGTGTCTTCAGATAGACGGAATTGTGCAGTGTTACCATTTAACATTGCCAAGTCTTTATCAACTTCAGATCTTGCTTCTAGAATTCCACAAGCTTCATCGATCTGGGCTGTTGTTGACTTAGTTGATGGAATACCTTGGTTTAATGCTCTCCAGTAAACTCCGGGTAGTCCTGTTCTAATAACTACACGTTCTCCAGTTGGTAAGTTACCTTCTTTAAAAACGCAGTCATCTAGTATTTCGTTTGACTGTGATAACAGTTCTGCAACGATTGGAACTCTACCGTCTGGGTCAGATCTTTTTGCCCAATCCGCTAGTGTTAAATTTGAATTTGAGAGAGTAGCCATTAATTAACTCCTTATTTAGATTGCTGATTAGAATATAGTGCGTTTGCTATGCCGTTAAAATCTTTTGGAACATTGGATTTACCAACAGCACCTTCAGAATTACCTACATAACTGTCTTCACTAATTGCCTTACCTGCTCGGTACATAAACCGAATTACTTCGGGGTGATTTCCCAAGCCTGTTTCTTGTAGCAGCGACTTTAAAGCATCAGTACCAAAAGTATCAAGTGATGCTTTAGCAACATCTAGGTTGTCAGTTAAACTTTCGCCACCAAATTCTTGATCTGATTTTGATTGGTTTGCCCATTCAACTTTTGTTTGCTCGATAACTTTTGCTTGTTTTGCCTGTATTACAGGTGCAACTTTATCTAATACTTTTTGTGCAGCTTCTTGTGGCAGGTTTAGTTCTTTAGCGACATCACCGAATGCAGTTAAGACTTCGGGGTCGAGTTCATCTGGAGCGTCAGCTACTTTAGAATTAAACTCGTATTTCTCAGGTGCACCTTCTGGTGTTTCTGATTCGCTAGTTTCACTTTCAACAGTGGTTTCATCCGAAACTTGTTGATTCTGTACACTTTCAGCTTGCTGCTCAGTGTCAGTAGTTGCTTCAGTTGTTGCATCTACTGGCTGTTGAGTGTCGCCTTCATTTGTTTGGTTGGCTTCCGTCATCAGCGTCTCTGACATTTTTTTGTTCCTTGATCATTGTCGGATATAGTTCTGGGCAGAGAGAGTGAACCAAGTTCAGTAATTGCAAACCATAGTTTCTGTTACCTTCGCTAAATGACATTGCCATTGCGTTGGTGTTAAACGATGATCGAAATACACCTGCTTGCTCCAGAAGTCTCCAGACTAATCTGCGACCCCTCTTGCTGCTCATGAGCCACTTAATATCCGATTCCTCGTTCTGTCGGTCAATTTTTTCAACAAACTTTTTATTGTCTTTTGATTTTTGTTGACTTTTAAGATCGAGAGGATTGTATTCGCTCATGTTCTAATATATCTAGTTATTACTTGGTTACGGTCACACCTAACCATAAAGCTTTTTAGCCATTTCTTCTTTGCTAGTTCTTTTTGCTTTTACAAAAGCACTATCTTTTGGAGCGCCTTTGCTACCTTTTTTACGCATACGTTCTCCAGAACCATCTTTAATTCTTTTACGTTTTGCGTGAATGTTTTCGTATAAACTCATTTGTTGCTACCGCCATACAAAATTCTTGTAATCCTATCAATAGCGCTTTCTCCTTTGTCTTTTTTCTTCTTTTTATCTTTATTATGTTTTTCTATCATGTCTCTATACCTTTTTTTGTAGTCAGGTGACATTTTTGTAAAATTAGGATCTTCCATTTAAACCTCCAAAGGTGATGGTGAATTGTAACCGCTAAACTGATTCATAAGATCCATTGCATTACCTGCATCAACCTTACCAAGTTTAGCCATATTGTCAGCAGCTTGCTGTTGTTGTTCAGCCTGTGCTGCTGCCTGTTGTGCTGCTGCTCTTTCTTTACGGATTTTAGCTACCTGTGTTCCGGGAACTATTAACGATGGGTCAACTCCTAACATATCCGCATAGCCATCAGCCCATGAATCAGAATCAAATTTATCTAATACATCAGGTTTCATCTGGGCTACTAATCCCATGCTATTGACATATCTATCTACACTATTAGTTCCTATCGCACGTTGTGCTTGTGCCAACATAGATACAAATTCTACGTTTAATTCCATGCCCTGTAATTCTGGTGGGGCAGGTGGTACTAAATTATTTTCCAGCATTCTGTTAAACGTAATATCAATTAACGGATCTAACAATTCATTATGTAATCTTTCCAATACTGGCCCTAACATAAGCAGTTTTTCTTCATGACGTTCTGCTACTTCTGTTGCGGTCATCCTAGTATCAGTAGCATTTGCCAACATTAAAAACAAATCAGCATAAAAACTACCATTAATACGCTGCCTTACGTCCTGTATATCAGCTAATAAATGATTTAAATTCAGATTTACGTTAAATGCTGTCTCAATTTTGCCTTGTTGACCATCAATAAAGGTAACACCACCCGGAAGACTGTCTACATCACGGTTTTTAAGGTAACTAGGTACTTGCAATGGTGGTTTTGTTTGGTAATCAATGCCCTGTGCCTTGCGTAATTGTTCATGTTGTAACTGTTTTATGTCACCTAATGCTTCCATTCCCGGTGAATTACCATAAATATCACCACCTGCAACACCCCATCTTGGCACAACTGCTGGAAATTCTTTGTATCCACTTTCTCGTAGCACTTGTTCTCCATCACCGCCTTGCTCAAAGTAACAAGATTTGAATGCCATGTTGGTATTATCTTTCTTTTTAAAATCACGTTCCCTATCATCCCTTGGTTCTATAGCATGAATAATGGTTACATAACTATCTAGGTTACCCCTGTCGAACAGATTCTTAACGGACGTTGAACAGTTGTTATACCCAAACTCTCTTACCAGTTCTCCTACCGTTTTCTGAAACTCTCTGTACAAAGTGTTTACTCTGCCCTGATAATCCGTAGCAATTGCATATTCTCCTACTGTTACTGGGTAATGATGGATAGCAGTTTTAGGATCAGGCAATATAATTGACCCTGCTGTTCCAAATGCTCCCAATTCTTCATACATCCCATGTAATGTTCGGTATGTATTGGATTTTGTAAACACCAATTGCATACGTTCTGTAACGTCATTAAGCCATAACTTGACAGGTGCATATCTATTAAGATCAGGATCAACCGTTCCAAGTCTGAACCACGGTCTTGCAGGGGATGTTGCACCAGCCATCATGCCAGCACCCAATGTTCTTAATGCTCTTGTACCAGTGTTGTCATATATAGAGTTATGTCTTCTATGACCTTTGTTTCTGTCCTGTACAAAATATCGTCCGTTTCTTGGCAGTAAATATGTAGTGACTTCTTGCCAATGTGACCACCAAGTAGCCCTTTCTGATCTAAGGTGACCCCACCTTGTCAGTAGTTTATCTCTCTTGGTTTTCATTGATTAACCGCCTAATAATGTGTTTTGACTGAGGTTTAATTCACTAGGATCTACTCCCATACTGCCAGTTAATAATGTTCCTGATGCTCCTTGTTGTGTTGATAGTTCACTAGCATCCAATGCACTTTCGACATCTACATTTTGTCTATTAGCTCTGTTATATTCTTGCTCAGTTCTTTGATTTTCCGCTTCTAGACGTTGTTCTGTACGTTCATTTGCTATACGTTGGTCTGCTAATGCCTGTTCTTGCACCTTTCTTTGGTTGTTAGCTGATGTTACGGCTACAACTGTAGATCCTACTGCTGCAATTGCTGCTACAACTCCCATTTCATAACTCCTTGGAATAAATAATGTCTTGTACACCGTATTTGATTCTTGGCAACAAGGCTGACAAAGTGGTGTTTTCTTTGCAATGCCATAGCATTAATTTGCATCCAAGTGATGTTGCATGATTTTCAGTCTCTCTAATCAATCTTAAACCAATTCGTCCTCCCCTATGTTCTTTGCTGATAAACAACAAATCGTTTTGGGCTATACGAAGATCGGCATAATGCAAATGATTAGTGACGAAATTAACAGAGTAACCAATTAATACATCATCTTGCCTAGCTGAAAGAATAAAGATTTGATGGGCATCTTCCATTTTGCGATACGTCATCTCATCTGGCTTAAGCTTCATCACTTCTTTGTTTCGAGCAATTTCCGTGTAATGCTCTTCAAACAAGATTGTTGCTTCAGCTAACATCTCATCAACTGTGGCGAGTTTGATGTCAATCATTGACTACTCCACATTCATCAAATGTAATGGCACTATCGCCAGTTACGGTCACACCATTCATAGAAAAATACTTGGTTATACAATCAAATATTATATGTACTCTGTCAGTCATGCCAACATTGTCCGCTGTATGTACTTTTTTATGGTTAAACCACCAGACCTCGCCTACCTCAAACTTTTGCTTTTGATCTCCGCAAGTTTGGCTACACCATTGGTTACTTTGCAACACAATATGAAACCTTGAGTAGTGGTCTGCATACAATCCTTGGTCATTATGTTTGGTTACATGACCACTAGGTTTTAGATTAACGACAAGTACCCTACCCATCTCCTTAACTCCTAATTTCTCTAGTACTGGTCGCATTAATGGTACTAGTGCATCCTTTAAATACTCCATGCATGGGTAGTCATATGATCCTAAATCGTGCATGACGTAATACAAACTCATTTTTAGTGGCCCTCTGACGTATATACACTCGGTATCTTTATGTGGTGAGTTACTACTCTTTTGTCGTGCTGTTATTTCTGTCCATAACTCAGGTTTATCTTCCAATAATTTAAGCAGTGGTTTTACATCTAAACCTTCTGCTACACGAATAAAATTACATTCTGGTGTATGGGTCATATTCTGCCTTCTGTGTGGTTTCTTTACGTCTTTTGATGTATATATCCTCTGGTTGTTTCTTGGATACTGGAAGGGCAAAGGTTAGTGCTAGTGCGTCAGCTAAATCTGGTGACCCTGCTCCCTGCAATCTCTTCTTTATCTGATCCTTACTTTCCAATACTTTCCTACCCACATTGTCATACCAATATATCGGTGTTGCTAACTCTTGTTTTAGTGCGGTGTCATTTGGTATTGCACCTCCTTCTTCTACCCATTCTTTCATTAACCACCACATCTCAGTCCTACGGTTAATGTATTGATCTGGTTTGGTTGCCTTACCTCCAAATGGTATCTCGATTACGTCATATGCTAATTGCCTTAGTCTGTCGATTAC